TTTGGTGTTCTTAATCAGGTCATTGAGGACCATAACCCAACTTCTGTTACAGTCATTACTTGTGATGCTGAGGTTCAAACCGTCAGGCGTTACGAGCAGGGCGACATTGTAGAAGACATGGATGTTAAGGGTGACGGTGGCACGAGAGTAGAGCCAGTGTTCAGATATGTCAGTGAAGAAAATATCAAGTGCAATGCTCTTGTGTATCTTACAGACATGGGTATCTGGGACTTCCCAGACAACAAGCCTGATTACCCCGTTCTATGGGTATCAACTGACCCCGATTGTGCAGACGCACCTTTTGGGGAAACAACACGCATACAGGTGGCGGCATAGTGCCGCTACCTACCTTCAATAACAGGAGACAAAAATGAAAGATGAAATTAGAGATAAGAGTGTCGCACAATATAAATACTTAAAATTTTGTTTGCGGCAAATCCGGCTCACAATGGATAATCACAGGGAAATGTGTGACATCAAATTGTTAGCTGATGTAATAAATGGCGGCAAGTATGATTGGCAAAATGGCGGTGTACTGACCCGTGATGAGCGCAAAGAATTGCAATCTGAGTTTGATAGAAAGGCAGGACAATATTGCGCTTTTGAGAAGACGGTCGCTGTATACATCAGTCAACTAGCCGACAGTGTAAGTTCAATTAGAAGAAGCTTCAAGGTCCACCAGACATACAATCCTATCAAGCAAGTTAAAAAGACTTCATTAGATAGGGCTAGAGAAGTGCTTGATAATGGATTTAAAAGAACAAGCACTGCTGTAGTCTGTAATGGGCCGGACGCTGAACAGTTGGAAATAGAAGGTGACACTGATTACAGCAGGGTCAACTATGTAAACATCCCTGTTCACTGGGTCAGTTCAGTATATAACAAAGGCTTGGGGCTAGTGCATTCACCCAAGGGATTGCGATTTATTTCGAGAGCAATTCCTGTAGATATCCCGTGGGTAAATGATGAAAACATGAATTGTTACAAGGTCGTCAGCATAGGCAGTCACGATAAAAAATGCTTCGTAGAAGAGGGTTGGATAGTGACGCATCAAGCATCTGTAATTAATGACGTTCAGCCTCTGGTCAACCCAGCGGACAGGAAGACTGTAACGCCGCATGCCTTCAATGAAAATCTACAAAAGGCTGTTAAGCTTATGAAGTCACGCACCTATAAACACCTTACAAAAATGCTGGACAAATAAAATGATTAAGCACGGCACTGTAAGGGCTGATGGTAAAATGTTTTGGGGATACCACAAGCATGCCAAAAATGGTGAGGAGTGGTGTACCCCGTCTGCATTTATCAGGCGTAAATCAAAATCTAGAGCGAGGCAATGGATGAACCGCAGACGCAGAACCCATTGGCTTAACAAATACAAACAGCATCACGGGTGCTGTTATTGTGGTTATGATGATGACGGCATAGCCTTGCAGTTTCATCATACAGGTGACAAAGCATTTAATGTTTCTGACGCACGTTCATACTCACTAAGAAAACTTTTTAGTGAAATTAGAAAGTGTGTAGTTATCTGCTCTAATTGTCACGCAATCGAAACAACCAGACTACAACAAGCAAGGAGGATTGTAGATGCCTAAGTACAAAGTAACCGCCACGATGGACGTGGGATATGAACTAGTTGTTGAAGCACCTGATGAGGATACAGCTTGGAAGATTGCCGAGGATACAGACGATACCTCGCAATGGGTCAAAGCAGATGACGGTCACGACTGGAATTTGGAAAATGTTTATGAAGTGGAGATGACTAATGACTAAAGATAATAAAATTTGTACTACCGTACAAAATAAAGCATTTAATGTTACAGGTAACAAAGTTAATTGCATCGGCCAAACACAACAGGAAATCAATGATGCAAATCATGTGGTAACGATTATCTGGGGTATGGATGGTGTTAAAAAAGAGACATTTGGCTTCAGTGATATTTTATCTTATCACGCCTTTTTATTGGGGGTTGATGCCGCATGTGGATGGATGAAATACGAGGTAGAGGAAGAGCCTTATTACCACACTGACCCATTCGATACAGACCACCCCAAAACGCTAGACCTGACTATGGAGGATGAGCCTAATGATGATTAGCTGGCACACAGCCCCAAGGCATAAATATAAGGGGTATGTTTACAAACCTGACGTTGATGAATACGATGATGGAAACAGAAAAGCTTCTCATAACGTATACGTTGAAGGCAAAGAAAACTTTATGCATACATTGCCGGAGTTTTATATTCACGCATCACCGTATAGCTTTTTAAGCTTCGAGCAGTTTAAAAATCACATTGACAAACATCTGACAGGTAATCGGGAGTTTAGACCATGAGGGATTATTTTCTATTTTGGCTAGGTGTTCTGTGCTGTACGTCTGGCATGTCATACATTGAACAGCCAGAAAATAGTGTACTGGTAGGAATAGCCATCATATACTCAGGCATGGCGGCTTTTGTCTGGGCTGGTGTTAATATGGTAAAGAGAGGTGACGAATGAATATAGAAAAGGCTAAACAGGCTTATCTTGATGAATGCCATAAGATAGGCAAAGTTCCTCAGCATGTCACCTACATGACCTATGACCAGTACAGTGAAAAATACACACTGGGCAATGAAAGTGACGGTGATTTTGTGGATATGTATCCGAACGGGTCAGTCACAGCTATGCATTGGAATTTAAAAAATGACAACAGTTAGGCTAGCGGGGGTTTGTTGACGGTGCTGAGGAGTGCTGGGAAAAATATTCTGTTGGCCCTGCTAGTCTGACATCTCCACGGCAGAATATATCCTCATAGGCGATGAGCGTTCTAGACACACGCTCATCGCCTTTTTTTTGCTTTTTTGTACTAGGATATAAATTTTATGAAAACTGTACCCGGCGCGGGCCACATTATTTTTTTTTCATGCTATAGTACAAATCAACTACTATCACGCATTTCGTGGGGAGTTCTGTCTTCGTGAGGAGTTCTAAAAAATAGGGGGCTGACGGCATGCAGTCCATCAACCCCCTTAGTCGGGAGGACTTGTAGTGTTTGGAGATTATCTTACATAAAATAATTAGTCAACATCAAAGCACTCTACAGATGCCGCCATATAACCACACTTGTCTAAATAACTATCCCAATGGTGAGGTGTTTCCATTAGCCTTGCAGTTTTGACTAAATCCATCATCAGTGCATGGTCTATCGGGGTTATTTTTTCGCCATCTTTTAGTTTGTCTTTTAGATAAACGGTCCAGAAATTAGCTATCCTTGTCCAGTTTTCTTCTGGTGAGCCATAATGCGCTCCCCTTGCATCTATTACATCTCCTGCCTCAGACAGTAATAATTTTCCTTTTCTTGTTGCAGCAGGTTTATCCATAATTTTGTATCCTAGTATAAATTTCGTGGGGGGTTTAAAACGGAACGTCATCAAAGTTACGCACTGCCGGAACTATCGGGAAGTTATCTTCCTGTTCCTCTGAATAAGTAGACGTTACCTGATTAAAAAATAAATCGGCAACACCCTGCTTGCCTACCCAACTAAATCTGCATTTCCATATGTGAACTTCGCTAAGTGATGAGCCTACTGGGTCGGGCCTATGCACTGATAATCCGATATCTGCTTTAGCAAACCATGCGGCACTGCCTGATATGTCATAACCCTTTGGTGCTGGAACTTTACCATCCTGACCACGGAGCATCTTTGTTGGGTGGGCAACAAACCAGAGATGTATTCCATGAGACTGAGCGAACACCCTCAAGGTGGTTAGCATTTCACTAATCCAATCTGTTTCGGATATATCGCCATTCTTTTGTATGTAATTGTATGGGTCAATGATTGCACCCCTAATGCCGTGACGCATAACCGCTATCTTCAATCTATCTACGATGTCGTGAATGGTCGCCATAGAGCCATCGTTCTGATACAGAAAGCTAAAATGACTTTGCACAAAATCTTTTCCTCTGTCCAACTCATGTTTGGTTAGGCGAGGTGTAATACCGTCAAAGAATGGTTTTCTAAAATGCTTGCTAATTAACTTCGCTATGTGTAGGCGTGGCTCATTTTCAAAAGAGCAAACAGCAAACTTCCAGCCTCGCTCTTCTGCTAGGTTCACCATTATCTGGTCAATAAACTCTGATTTGCCTGATGAAGGATGCCCTGTAACAACGGTCAACTGACCCTCTACAATGGTATAAAGTTCATCCACATTTGGATAGCCTGTCGATTCCCCTCTGCCCATTCCCTTGTCGTAAATCTCGTCCACTTGCTCGTAGAAATGTTTTGCATCATATAGTCCTGCTACAGGATACGGCCTTGATTTGTAGATAACTCTATCTACTTCTTTCTTGCCTTTTTTAACCAAAACATCGTTTGCGTCTTTACATCCATCAGGCCACTCTACAATCCAACATTTATCTTTCCCTATTCTCCTTGCAATCTCCTCGCCCATAGCCTGACCAGCACCATCGTCATCTGTGCAGATGATTATTTTTTTTGCGGCATCTATTATGTTCTTTGCATCCCACAAGAACTTAAACTTGTTATCCTCTTTTGGGTCTATCTTGCCATCTACAACCTTCATGACGGCCCCATTAGGAACGGATACTGCGTTCTCATATCCGCATTGCACCAGAGAAATAGCGTCCATTTCCCCTTCGCAAATATACAAGTCCTCTCCGATAACTACATTCTCAATATTAAAAAATGATGCTGGTGAGCCGTTACAGGAAAACCCCTTATCCTCTACTGACCGTATCTTTGCGGCATACATTCTACCCTGATTTGTATAGGGAAAGACTACACAGTCTGACTGCTTTTGCAGTGCTGATATGAAATGTTTCCCTGATTTTAAACCTGTTTCACGAGCCGTTTCTTCTGATATCCCACGCTTCTCTAGCCAAGATAAAGTTGCTTCATTCAAGTCATCCCAATCATGTTTTACGGCAAGTGTCACTTTATTCCTCCTAACATTTGGCATCTGCCGCTCTTGCAAAGAAACGCCACCAGATGCTTCGCAGTGCCAGCAATTATACACAATGCTGTCACCTTCGACTTTTATAGACAGGGTTTTTTGACCCCTTTTTTTACGCTGATGAGAGCAAAATGGGCATACAATTTTATGTTGCCCACTACCTCTCCGGAGGGCTTCCCCTCGGATTACTACGTCAGTTTCCATTTATTTTTCTCCACGACTAGCATCACGATATTGTTATGCCAATGAAGTGTCAATAGATAATTTGAGCCAGTGGTGGGTAGGGTTATAATATTTATAGTTATATATATTTATATATTTATATATAATTTGTATTAGAGTATTAATATCTGTCTATGAGGTCTTTAAGCTTTCTTCCTTCGTAACGGGCAATCGCTGATTTAGAATTTAGGATGTGTAAAAAATTACCCCTCATCTTTGACGAACATATATCAGCTAAATCACACACCGTTTGGAAGTCTTCTGTTTCTAGCCATTGCTCAACTGCAAATCTGTCTTTTTCGTCATTCAGGTAGGCATCTGAGATAGCTTGGGATATCACCGCTCTCCAAAGCCGACACTCTGATAATTGTTCTTGGGTTTTTCCTATCAAGCCCCCAGTAAATATTCTTCTGCTTAACTTGCCTGTCATTTTTGTAAATAGTTCCTTGCATTAAATCTAAAATCAGGCTCTCATCTAAGTCTGGTCTGCGTGAGGAGTAATAAATTAACATCTCAACCTTTACATCGCTATCAAAAAGCTCGTCAAGGGTTTGACACTGGGCAAGAAATTTAACTGCGTAGTTTCTGGCCTTATCCGATTTAATGGACGCAGGACGCCCTCTTATCATAACTATTTTTCTGCTATTGGCCTTAGAGGCTGGCTCACCCAGTATTTGGAATAAATGTTGTTTCACCATGTTATTTTTCCTATTGACCTTTTTTTGAGCCTTTGATAATAATGATTTTCGGAAGGACATTATCATGCAGATTACTAATAATTATAATTTACCTAAGTCTTTTGTTGATTTTGCCAGAAATGACAAATATAGCAAGGGAAATGCCGATATTTCGGTTACCACGCTGATAGACAGCCCTAGAGTGCGTCTTATGCGTGACCATCACCACGAAGACCGTGTGGTAGATGTTGTGGATAACGTCTGGGCATTGTTTGGCACTGCCGTACACCATGTTTTAGAAAGTTCTACCCCCACAGAGGATGTTGTTCTAGAAGAGCGTCTGTTTTGTGATGTTGACGGGTGGGTTCTTTCGGGTGCTATTGACCATCAATCTGTTTACGAAAATACAGTTGAAATAACAGATTATAAAGTTACCAGTGTCTGGTCTGTAATTCATGGCAAGATAGATTGGGAGCGTCAACTAAATGTATATGCTTACCTTGTTCAAAAGAATAAAGGAAAGAGAGTAACTAAGCTTTCTATTTGCGCCGTGCTAAGAGATTGGAATAAGCGTGACGCACAGACTAAGCCAGATTATCCACAAGCACCCGTTGTAATAGTCGACATTCCTAAATGGACTGAGATGGAAAGAATTAATTACATTCATGGGCGCATCAACGCACATCAGGAAGCACAAATTGTTTATGATATGGAGGCTTCTTTCCCGCCCTGCTCAGACGAGGACAGATGGAAACGTGATGACGCTTGGGCCGTAAAGAAAAAAGGTTTAAAGAGGGCTATGCGTGTGTTTCCGACACATGACGAAGCCAATAGTTTTGCGACAGAACAAAATGTTCCTGTCGAAATAGAACATCGTATTGGAGAGCCGATACGCTGTAAAGGCAACTATTGTGGAGTTGCTGATTTTTGCTCGCAGTTTAAAAAGGAGATTAGTGAATGAGCAAAGTATGGGAGACTTTATCTGGCATTGATGTGTCAGAACATACCGAAAAGAAAGGTGACTTAGTTTACCTGTCTTGGGCTTGGGCTTGGGGGATAGTGAAAAAACATTATCCCGATGCAGTATTTAAAAAACATTTGTACGATGGTTCAAATGGTCCTCGTCCTTATATGTTTGATGAAGATGGGTACGCCTTTACTTGTGTAACCGTCACTATTGGCAACCAATCACAAACAGAGGTTTTGCCTGTTTTAAATCACTCAAACAAGCCTGTTCAAAATCCAAACAGCTTTCAAGTAAACACATCTCTTCAAAGGTGTCTTGCCAAGTGCTGTGCAATGCACGGCTTAGGGCATTACATTTATGCTGGTGAGGACTTGCCGGAAGGAACGGAGCCTACGTTTAGCATTGAAAGCACTGACGGTAAGTTAGAAGAAGCTGAAGGCCTCAAGAAAGTGGCCGCTGTTTTTTCAACATTTGTACCTGAGTGCCAGAACATAGAAGACTTGCGTTCATTTTGGTCGATTAATAAACAGGCAAGAGAAGCCTTGGAAAAGGGTGACAAGAAGCTGTATCAATCAGTTCTTGATGAGTTTATGCAACACAGTAAGACGTTAGAAGAAGGGAAAGCGGCATGACTGAATATCCACCATCAGGTGCGTTGTTTACAAATCAACGCAAACAAAAGGAATCGCAGCCAGACTATACAGGCACACTTGAGTTGTCTGATGAAGTTGTGAATGACCTTGTTGAACAAATTAGCAGGGGTGTAGCAAAGCCAAAACTCAGTTTGGCTGGCTGGAAAAAGGTCGCTCAAAAAAGCGGTGCTACATTCTTATCTTTGCGTGGCAACAAGTTTGAGGAAAAGCTAAATAACGCCAGTAATCAGGCTCCTATTAGCACTCAATCTAATGAACCAATTCCGTTCTAAAAGAGAGCGGTCACAGAAATACCTAAAGACTTTGCGTGGCAAGCCATGTTTGGTCTGTGGGTATGGCGGAGAGGCACATCATATCATGTTTGCGGAACCAAATGCCATGAGCATGAAGGTGGGAGACAACTGGTGTGTTCCTCTCTGCCACTCTTGTCATATGAAACTACATGCTTTTGGTGATGAGAGAACTTGGTGGGACTTGCAAGGTATTGACCCACTAAAATGGGCTAAGGTTAATTGGGAGAAGTTCAATGGATGAAAGTCTTTGCATAGCTTATGAGTTGAAGCATCAGATTGAAAATTTACCTGATGAGGTTAAACGAAGCAAAATTGTAGATGGAGCGGAGACTGCTCACGATATGCTGTCAAAGGTAGCAATAGTTGTTCATGCCCTTGAAACACATGAGAAGGATATAAAATGAGTGAGAAAAAAATTCCTATGGGAATGACAGTTGAGGAGTTTGAAGAGCATCTAAAGATGATGAATGATAGGGTCATAAACTTTAAAGAGTATGGCGGCTCCATAGTGGGTACAAAACTGGACCGAAGATATAGTAATCAAAAGAGTAATAGAGGTAACGTGGGAAATTTCTTGCGAACTGTAAAAGTTAGAAAAGATAGGCAAGGAAGGGTTCATAAGGGTAAGTACGGGTGATGGGAAGCAAGTTAACAAAATCTTATAACATCTTAACGGTCTTAGAGTATTCCAAGACATATAAGGTGGTAAGGGGAAACTCTAAAGAACATGCAGTGAAGCGTTTAGAAAAAAAGCTTTACAAGCAAGGCGGACTTGAAAAAAGAGGCATGTACTTGGGTGACATACATATTTTATCTGTAAAAGAAAACAAGGAGAAGGGCTAAGATGAATGAAGAAGAGGACTTGTGTTACTTCCCAACACAGGGATTATGTTCCCTGAAGGAGAAGTTAGATGAAAGTTACTTTCCTAAAAATCAAAAAAATATTTTTAGGCAAGAACTTGTTACATATGAAATGACTGATATTGGAGTAAAGAGGACAACCCATGTCAGAAATTTCTCTGGTGTAACTCATTACGACAGCAGAACATCAGAATTTTTAAGAGGGAGTGCGTAGTTATGTCAAATGATATTGAACCAAAAGAAGCCGCCTTTCATTTTGAGGCAGTTAAAACATCAATGTCCCAAAGTAAAGCTGGCACGATACTTAGGCTAGCCATACATCCCAACGAAGTGCCAGCCAATCTACACACAGATTGGGTAGGCTCTCGATACATGGTTGCTATGGTAAAGCTAAACGAACAAGACGAGCCAGAGATATCTGTTGAGCAACGTGAGGTTGACAAGTTAATTGCCAGTGCTGGCATGTTGTGTAGAAACCCAAGCTTTGTTGAGTTTCTTCATGAAAAAAACATCACAACGTATGACCCAACAGGAAAATTTCCAACACTTACCCCAGATGAAAATGGTGTTGCGGAAGCGTTACGAAACTATCTGGGGATAACCAGCAGAAGTGACTTTAGAAATAATTCACAGGCTCGTGAACAATTTAAAAATCTTTCACAGGAGTTTTCAAGATGGAAGCAAGGGAAAGCACAATGACAAATGATTTTATCGACCCAAAAGAAGCGGCTAAAATGCTGACGATAACCACCAAACAACTTCATTATATAATGGAGACAGATGAAACATTTCCAAAGCCAATATTTCTTTCTAAGAGAATAAAGAGATGGAAGAAGGAAGATGTTTCTGGGTGGCTAGACTCTAAAACGCCAAAATAATTGTACTGTAGTACAAATGAAATTTAATAGCGATTTCAAATATGATTTAGAGGTTGGGCAAGTCGAAGAAAAGCGGCTTGCCCAGCTTTTGTCTGGGGCTACAATAGAAGTCAAAAGAGACTTCTTGGCTCACAAAACTGGTAATGTGTTTGTTGAATATGAGAGCAGAGGAAGGCCTTCTGGTATATCAACAACTCAGGCACAATACTGGGCCTTCATGCTGGAAGGTGACACAATCGTCATAATCAGGACAGACAGGTTAAAAGATAAATGTCGTGCGGAGTTCCAATCTGGCAGAACAACATCAGGTGGCGACAGCGACACGAGTAAGGGTGTATTGTTGCCAGTATCTGAACTTACTTTATAAGACCAGCATCTCTCATTATCTTGTTGGCATCTTTTACAACAGCACTTATGCGCTCGTTGATGTTTTTAATTAAGACTCTTTTCTGATTTTCTGGCACTACAGGAGAGCGATTTATCTTATTCTTCTGTCGAAGTAACTTGTTTCTAAAGTTGTTTAAGGCTCTTATTTGCCCAGCTACAGAAAGTTCTTCTCTGTATTTTGACATAACTTCTCTAACACGAGCCTCGTCACCGCCCTGCCTTGCAAACTTTAATTCTTCTACCGCTCTATACACATCATCTCTTAGTTGCATGAATGCGCTGGTGTCTTCTTGTGTTGATGGAGATATATAAAGCCTTCTGATGAACGGTATTTCTTTAACAACATCACCTTCAAAGTCACCCCTTAAAGCATCTACAATGTTTTTAGGAAGTTCTGCGGTTCTCAAGGCAAAAGCACCAGCACCACCTGTAAAATAATTACCCCAGTATTCCAACACGTTTGGAGATACATCAATAAGGCCCGGAGTTATCTCTGTGCCGCCTATTGAATTTAAAGCGTTACTGATTGTTTTTGCTGTAGTGCTGGTGTTTGCCCAATACTTCTGAGAGTCAGGCCTTTGCACACCGAAAGGAGAGCCTTCTTTGTATATTGGTACGCCTTTAAAGTTTCTGTTTGCCAACAATTCAACCGCTGGGTCCAGCACCTCTGGTGACACAAGTGTTGCATAATCCACAGGCTCACTAAAATCATTTATGCCGCCAAATGGACTAATTGCATCTAGGAATGTACCCATCGCTGAGTTGAACGCTTGTCCGCTGGAATACTCACCTCTTGAATATCTGCTTAAAACACGGCCAAAATTAGTCGCCATGTTTAATCCATACGCCAGTGGTATTTTTATAAACTTTTCATCACCCGCTACGCCAAATGTAGGAATTATTATGTTATGCTCTAAGTGATAGTCTATGAGTTCATCGTAGTCTTTTTGACCGTCATCATCCTCATCACCAGATATTGCGGCATTGAACTGGTCCATCAGTATGCCAGACAGCAACAGGCCAGCCCATATCTTTCTTACATTTTTAGACCTGACTGCGGCATTCATTAGGGCAAAGGAGCCTTGCAGGGATGCGTTATAGAAAAGGTACAGCGCATTCATTAACTTTTTCTCTTCGCCAGCTTTGGCAAAGTTTACTGTTACATTTCTTGCGGCTTGAGCTGCCCTTGCATCAGGAATTCCTCTCTTTCTAAGCGCCTCAAATGTGGCTACACGAACACCGTTTTCAATGGCTGTGTTATAGTCATCAAGAAACTTTAGCAACTTGTTAAAGCCAATCTTGTTTAGGCCTAGTTTATTTTTTATTCCTGTTCCAGTTATATCGTCTAGAAGACCCTTTAGATTACGCATCTGGTCTTCAACGCTATCTACTTGGTTGGTAGAGTTTTTGCCCCCTGCCTTAACAAATTCTTCAAATGATTCTGTCCATTTTGTCCGTCCGTATTTTTCAAAATCATCTGTCCTTAGCTTGCCAAGTATACCTCTTACAGCAGGAAGTGCATTTTTCATTACTTCTTTGGTCATCGGAGGCTGGTTTTCATACTGAGCCACGTTTACACCAGCAGTCTCCAAGTCACGGAAGAAGTTTGGAATGGTAAATGATGGGTTATATGTTGTGTTGATGCTAGACAAGAACCTGTTAAATTTACCCAGCTTGTCAACAACCCAACCGCCTCTGCTTATGCCATCACCGTAAGCACCCTTCATGGCACGGGCAATTCTATCGTCAAATATTAGAACATTAACACGTTCTTTTTGACCGCCTATCTTTACTCTTAATATATTATTTTCTAACTCTGGGTCATACTCAGTTAGAACCTCTGCAATGCCTGTTGTGTTGATATCCTCGTCCTGTACAAGATTTAGAAACGACTGACCAACCAGATTTCTCTCTGCATCAACTATAGTTCTTTGATTTTGATTCATCACATTAGCAATGATATTTTCTGCATACTGTGTGCCTCTACCTTGTCTTATTCTAGGGTCTTGTGCAATTCGACCACCGTACAAATTTTGATAGCGTCTGGATGTAATTCTTGGAAGATTGCTAGCGTCCTGCTCTATCTCTTCATCAACATCTAAAAGGCCACGCAAAGGAACGTAGAAATCAAATTCGTACTCGCTAACCATTAAGCCGCCTCTGCGGCGCTCTTCGTTAGTGCTTTCTATGACCTTTGAAACAATGCCTGCTATTCTGTTGAATGTTGCTCTGGATTCTAAATCTAACGTGTCCACCCAATCAATGATAGCTTTGGCTTCTTCGTTTGACATGCCAGAACCCATGCCACGATTAAATTTATCTTGTACATATCTGTTACGTTCTATGGCATGTTTGGCATATAGGAATGCCTCCACAGCGGCAAGCTGGTCTGTGTATGTTTCTTTCGACCTTGCGTCTCTAAAGAAGCCAGAGATAACATCTAAAGTTTTATACTGAGCATCTGACAAAGATACATCTCGTATGTTTTCACCAATAGGCTCAAACAAATTCTCTCTGTTTTCGTCTAGCTTTGCACCTATCAGACCTTGAGAAAGCTCTTCACGCATGTACACATCTAGGGCATCACTAACCTTGTAGCCATCTGCCCTTAATTCATCCATTAACTTTCCTACCGGAAGCATGGCATCTTGAAATTTAGTTAGAAATCTTTCTGACCTAGCGCGAATTACTTCAGACTTTTCATCACCAACAAATTTACCAAGGAATTTACTCAACACGTTTGCAGTGTTGTTGTAAGTTACACGGTCTATAAACTCTTCAACCTCTGCGGTTGCCTGAGCAATAGGCGGCTGTGCTGTTTTAGGAACATCTATGACCTGTGCTTGAGAAAATCTTCTTACGCTTTCTCTTCTGACGAGCGTTTCAAGTCTTTCTGAGAATTCATCGAGTTCTCTCCTGAAAGCACTTGGAGCAATCGAGAGGTCTTCTGCGCCATAGATTGGCCTCTGTTCAACTGTACGTTCATTG